GGGAGGCGTCATGAACGTGACCGCAATACAAACAGAAGACGAAGGGGAGGCTATCCGAGAGGCTCGGGCAGTTCGCTTCATGTCTATCCTAAAGCGTCATCAGATTCCTAAGCATGGCGCTCAGACCATCATGGCCAAAGAGATTGGCGTGTCTGATGCAACCATTGCGGCTTGGATGCGCGGTTCATTACCCCGCGACCCAGTGGTCTTGATTGGTTTTTGCGATGCTTATGATGTTGATTTGTATTGGTGGGTTAGTGGAGTTCCAAGACCTACTGACGGGGTCGCAGTAGAGAAGCTTGTCCGAGCAAGCCAGAGTGTAAGTAAGTGGGCTGAGATTAATAACATCGATTTAAGAGAAGATCAGCGCATGGCTCTTATCGGCAAGATTTACAATGATCCGGTTAGAGAGACGGACATTCTGGATTCTATGGCAGAGGTTCTCGCCTACTAAAACCTGTCGCCTTACTGTACATATCATTTGTACAGAATGAATAAGTATATTTAAGTGTTTGACATCCACATTTAGCTTTGTTTTACTCCTACTTCAAGGGGAGTATTGCAATGCTAGACAAGAGTACCGTTTTTAAAAAGCTATCCGCCATTGACGTAAAGCCTTACGTTAAGTGGTCTGAGGCTGTCGATTCAAACAACACACCCATCAAACTACCTTATCTGCCGTGGCATTCAGCCCACGCGCTGATGATGGATCATTACCCTGAGTACGAATGGAATTTCAGAGAAAGCCATCAAGGTCTTGAGGTTTTCTACTTCGCTGATGGTACGGCAGAGGTCAGCATTCTGGTCTCCATAGGCGAAATAACGACATACGCATCTAAAGCCGTGACCGGAGCCGGTAACAGGGCTGTCAAAAACCCAAACGCAGATGACATTCACAATGCAAAGATGCGTTGTCGCGTCCGTGCGCTGGCAGAATTGGGGCTTGGATTTGATCTTTGGATTAACCCAGATAAATATCCCTTCAATCCAATTGAGACCCAGATATCAAAACAAGAAAATATGGTATCGCCTGACAAGGTTGCCGATGATATAACGTCTCATGAGGCCGATCCGTTAGAGCTAGAAAAGAACGAAAGATTTGCCACGCTTGCACTTTCAATTAAGACAGAAAAGCAAGCGAAAGAAATATTGCCCAAAGCAAGACGCAATTGGGTCAATAACCGCAAGTGGGACAAGGATGAATTCCACGAGCGATGGGAAGCAATGTGTGCCGCAAAAGGGTTTAAAAATGAATAATCACACCAATCAAAATTCGCGCTGGCTTTTTTTCGCGAGCAGTCAATCTGACCTAGCGAACAATCAGTGGAGCCGATTAAATCTGGAGGCCTCCGGCGTTGCTTGGGTGGGCAATCCTGTCCGCACTGGTCTTGAGCTAGTCAGATCAATGCTGAGCGAATCGCCTTTTTGGTCTAATACCGATAAACAGTTGTGGACTAGTGAGTCTGACGCATTAGGCGGGTGGGGTGTTGTATGGGAGCTGTAGAGCAAGGGTCAGCCGCATGGCATGGACAGAGAAGAGGAAAGATAAGCGGAACTTCTGCTGGCGTTATAGAGCAGTGTAATCCGTATCAAAAGCCAGCAGACCTTGTCAGGTCTATGGTGCGAGACCTAGCCGGAGCGCCGTCAGAGTTTAACGGTGGCCCCGCAGTGGCTCACGGCCAGATGATGGAGTCAGTCGCAAAGAACTGGTACGAGCGAGCCTTTAACACCACGGTGGATGAAACCGACTTCGTTCCGCATCCAATGTATGAGTTTCTCGGAGCTTCACCAGACGGCCTTGTCGGATTGGATGGTGCTATTGAGATTAAATGCCCCTATCCACGCTACACCAAGGCTCCCTACTCCGTTTGGGACGCCAAAAAGAAAATGTACTTACGCCAGTGCCAGCTAGTCATGGAGGTGCTGGGTGTCGATTGGCTCGATTTCCTATGCTACCTGTCGCCGAACGCTGACGCAGAACCTGAGTACAACATCGAGCGGATCCATCGCGAAGAGGGCTGGTTGCATGAGCCACTTCCGAAAGTCCTGCTACCTAAACCTGCGAAGGGAACAATTCCACGCATCGATCTTTACGTCGAGTGGCATGAATACATTCACTCTGAGTTTAATGACCTGTCTCGAAGGAAGATCCATACAGACTCCGCTCAAGACATGTATGAAGTCGTGAAGAGCGAAGAGATGGAGACCCTTTCCAAGGCTATGGTTCGGTTGTCAGAACTCAGGACGGAACACGCGGTAATTCTTGCTGAGATTCTGGGTCACGAGAACGTCGTAAACGACATGAAGAAAGTTGTTGCCGATAAGTACGCAAGCAAGAACGTCACAGACGGTGTCATTCAGTTGCAGTGCATCAGCCGCAAGCCTTCGTTTGATTTTCGGAAAGGATTTGAAGCCATCGGGGGCGAGGCGGCGTTGCTGTCAGGTGGCCACGAGTTAGAAGACTTCAGATCCACATCCAACACACGTCAAATCAAAGTCAAAATAGGAGACTGATTATGAAAGAACTGTATGTTGAAGGCGAGGTAGCGTTCTGCAATCTCAAAGAGTTTGACACCTATCAAGGCAAGAGTACGGACAAGTACACCATCACGGTGACACTGGACGATGCCAATGCCGAGGCTCTCACTAAAGCTGGGGTGCAGGTTAAAGATTTTAAGGGAACTCCGCAGAGAAAATTCTCGACCACTTATGACGTGGGTATTTTTAACCCTGACATGAGCGCATGGCAAAAGAAGGAGATCCCTAAGAACTCCAAGGTCAAGATCTACGCAAAGATCTCGGACGAACCCTACAAGGAATACGGTTGCTCGACCTACGTCAATCAGGTTCAAGTCCTTGAAGAGGCGAGTGGTGGAATCCCAGACGGGTTCCAGCCGGTTAGCGGATCAGCACCTGTTCAGCATGAGCCAGTTGAGCAGTTTGAAGACGACGACCTGCCATTTTGAAAAAGAGTCTGAGGCGGCTCCTAAGCGTGTCGTCGGCGCACACGACTCATAGTGCCAAACAGGGACGTTTGGTAAACCATCTCGCCTCAGACTGTGGTCACGCAAGAAGGTGGTAACTATGAGAGCCGACTCTCGTTTAAAGAATTTTGTAATGGGCAGGAGCGTCGGCCAAACAGTTTTTTGCGGCACCGCGATTGACCAGAAAGACGCGCCCAATACCTGTGACTTCAAGGTCACGCTCATGGAAATCATGATTCTAAGAAGAACAACCGTGGCGGTGTTGCACATATTTGAGCAAGAAAACGTGCTGGAGGTGGCGCTTATGGAAAAGCACCCCAGTCCAGTGGAGGTGCAGGGTGTTCGTATTTTTTATGAGGGTACGAAGATGTACTCCAGCGCAGAGACCGAGTGCGCACGATGCGGACAGCCAACATCGGGGACAGAGCAAAGGAGGACAAATGGATTACTCCGATTTGAAGCGCCTTCGCAGGTCAAGATCTTCCGAGGAAATCGAATCGGAAAAAACGCCAGATAAGCGACGTGGTGCCGCGCTCAGAGTAAAGATCCGGCACATCGATGACCTGAATCGGCAGTACCCAGAAAGGCTTTGGGTGACCTTGCTGAGAATGCATTTTCGTCCCGTAGTCCCTGTCAGATTAAACCCTGAAACAACAGAAAACCTTCGTACACGCAATGGAATGGGTGACGAGGTCTGGCAAGTAGGTCATGAGTTTATGACCAAAGATGAAGCTATTTACAAAGCCGAGCAACTTAGGTGTTCAAAGACCCCCCCAGTTTGGGGTACTATCGACAAGCGGTTCGGCGACAGCTTCTTCAGCAATGAGGAGAGCGATTATGAGTGACCGTGAAACAGTGGCGTTTCAGCAAGTTGCTGAGCGCTACATAAAGCAACCGAGCAAAAGGCTAGGAAGGCCTAAAAGTCCGGCGGCTAACACCGCTATCGAGGAAGCCATTGAGCGTTACGGCAACCGGCCAATCGATAGCTTTGGAGTTTGTGACGTGACAGATTACGTCGAAGATCTGCAAGAGAAGGGCTTTAGGAGCGCGACCATCAACTCTCGGTTGCGTTACTTTATTGCCGTTCTCAACTACGCGAAGAACAAGCGTGGGCTGATTGAGGCAAAGCATGTCCCGTCATACGAAAACCTAAACGTGTCTGAGGATGCTCGCGAACCTAGAGTTTTAGATGACCGAGAAATCCACCGACTCCTGTTCTGCCTTCCCAAACTGCAATCACAGATGGTGCGCTTTGCACTGGCTACTGGCTTGCGCGTGACGAACGTCAAGTGCTTGCTGTGGAGTGAGGTGCGAGATGGGATGCTAGATATTAAGGGCGCTAAGATGAAGTCCGGCAAGCGTTTGCTGGTGCCTCTATCGCAGAGCGCTTTGGTTATCTTGGATCGTATGCTTGAGCTTCAGCAAAGCCGTGGTCAGGACTGTGAGTACGTCTTCACGAAACGCAATGGCCATCCTATCAGTAAGCGCACCAGTGTCACGAACAGGGTGTGGCAACGCGCCTGTGACCGCGCAGAGATAGGGTCAGTGAGGTTTCATGATCTTAGACACACATGGGCAACCCGTCATGCAGTGGCAGGCACACCGATGCCTCTGCTTCAGAAGCTGGGGGGTTGGAGCAGTATGTCGATGCTGGAGCGTTACATGCATCTTGCCAACATGGACATGCAGAACTTCGTGAATAACGGTGCTTCGGTGCCGAGCAAATCCTATACACAGAATGAGTCGCCAAAAGGCGTCATAGATCATTCAGTTATAGATAGACCGTCTTCCGTAAGTGTTGCGGTCAAACGAGCTAGGAAAATGGTGGTGGAGCCAGACGGGATCGAACCGACGACCTCAACACTGCCAGTGTCAGGCTCGAAACGTAGCCTAACACATGTTGCATAGAACTTAACTTCATAAGGGCAAAGGTAGCCTTTTTTATTTATTAACTA